GATTGATGAAATAGCACAAGTAGAAGACGCTGTTCCTGCTAGAAGTATCGAGGATGCTGTTGGAGTAAACGATCAGTTTTACAAAAGATATGTAAATGAAGACAGTATATTTATGCCTAATAACACGACTTGGAATGATTACAAAGATGATATACGTGATTATGCTATTAGAGAGGCCAATCTTTTAGGAAGTGTACCTGAATATAGAAATCTTACTTTTGAGCAACGTTATGATCTTGCTGAAAGACAATTAACTAAAATGGCTCACACTGATTTTTTAACTAGACAGATGTATTTAGATTATGGTGGTAAAAGTATAAATGATGTTGGAGGTTACACCACAAACACACCGCAAGATTTAAAAATTCAAGAAAATTTTAATGCCTACGCCGATAATCTTATTGATCAATTTGAAAGTGGACAAAGAGTTTTACCTTACAAAGGTAAAGATGGTTTGGTTTATACTAATGCTGAAGAAATAAAAAAAATAAAAGAAATAGAATATCAAGAAGCGCAGGATCTTTTAACAGAAAGAAATAGATTACAAGAATTACAAAATGCTGAGATTGCGGAACTACAAAAAAATATGTTTCCAACTCCAAGTAAATCTACTCAAGATAAAACACTTAGAACAAGTTTTCAAAGATCAGGATTTACGGGATACAAAAACAAAGTGTATGACAGATTAAAAAATGGCGTTTACATAAAAAGAGATAGAGTTACATTAGATCCTGTTTTGGATGATGACGGAAAAGTTATTTTTTTAGATAAAGGAAAACAGAATGACCAATTTAATTTAGCGATGCAAAAAAAGGTTGAAGCACAGACAGGAGAAAAATTAATTTATATAGAACCAAAAATTCCTAATTTACAAAAAGGTCATGAATTAATGAAAGTAAGAAGAATAGCTTTATATGGCGAAGGAGATGATTTTTCACAAAGACAAGTTGATCAGGTAAAATATCCAACATTTTTTACAACAGAGCCTAGAAATAAAATTCATATAAAATTAGAAAATGAACTACAAATTGTATTAGATGAGATAAAAGATTTGTCTTCGCCGATGTTAAGAAAAACAAGACAAGGCAATAATGCTATTAGAAGATTAATTAAAACAAGAGATGCAATTGTTAAAGATATGACAATGCTTGGTGTAGAATCTAGAATATTTAATGAAAAAACTGGCCAATATAGATCTTACGGCAAGGCTTTTTATGATGCTGGACAGCTGATAAACTCGTTGAAAGGTAACAAAAAATTTAATTACATAGGTTCAGATTTTGATTTAAACACTCAACGAAAGAATTTAAACATAATCAAAGAAGGCGGCGAATATTTCTTACCTGACGGGTTTGAAAAAGGAGGTTTCGCTTCTATTGAAGAAATGCTAGAATACTAAAATGGCTGAACAAGAGAGAAATAAACTAGGAGAAGCGGTAGCAGGATTTGCTACTGGGGTCTACGATGCTCCTAAGACTATGCTTCAAAACCAAGCTTTAGGTTTAAGTATGTTTGGTGCAGGGGCTGATTTTGGAGAGGCCATACCAGAATTAAAAGAAATAATTCCCGTATTTGCAAAATTAGAAAATACTAATCCTGATGATCAGATGTTTGAAACTCTTGGAGAAGCAACAGGACCTGAAGCTGCAGGATTTACTGCAGGCATGATAGGATCTGCTGTAGGTGGTTTTGAACTTCTAACAAAAATAAAAAATTCTAATCCAAAAGCTTACAAAGCTTTAAGAGAAGCCTTTCCTTACACAGTGGGTCAATTGCATGTAAAATACAAAGCAGCAGAGGGAGGTAAACTTAAAAAACTTTATTCAACATTGACAAAAGCAGCAATACCAAAAGGTTTGAAGCTTTCAGACATGAAGAAGAAAAATACAACAGTTAAAAAATTAATTAGAAACTTTAACAAGCTAGCTAAAATTGGTTTACCTTTTAGTTTGTTTGCTACGACTGAAATGGGTGACGGAACTTTATTTGATAAAGATGGATTTTATAAACAAGAAATTGTTGATGCTAATCCTGAAATGTTTCAAGATGCAGATCAAAAACTAATCAGACCAAAAGTAGAAACAGAATTATCAGACGAAGATCAGTTGTTAAAAGATGCAACAACAGTTCCAGAATTTGCATTGGGCGGTGATCCAGGACAATTTACCGATTCAATTGATATGACAGGTATGGCTGGTGAAGATGTAAACATACAGGATATTTTGAATCAATCAGGTTATGAATCAGTAGACGATTTAGGATCTTTATTTGATGATGCAAAACTAAAACCGACAAAAGACGAACAGATGCCAGAAGTTCAGATGGCTGGAATTTTTGGTAAAGTCCCTTTGTGGGCAATATCGAATGTTGACAAGTTTAAAATGCTTATTCAAAAATTTAGTAAGGGTGAGAAAAGTAATTTACAAAATGCTGAAAAGAAAGTTGGCGATACAATTATTGATTCGCCAGAGACTGCTGAATCTGTGTTTTACTCGGGCCTTGAAGCACGGCTCATGGACCCTAATACACCAAAAGAGTTTAACTCTTCTCAAAAGTTTTTTGATTTCTTAAATAAAAAAGGAATAGGTAAGGCTGAGTTAGAAGATAATGCTATTCTTGATTACATTAAAATATCTACAGATAATAATTTACCATTAAACACGAGCAAAATGTTGGAGATCATTCGTGAAGCTCCAGTGCGTAAAATTGATAATGTTGTTTACGGAGACGCTGCTTACGGTGGAACAAAAGAGGTTAAGTATGCAGGGTATCAAGAAAAAGGAGCTTTACCTGGTACATATAGAGAATCAGTTATGTATCTTCCATCAAAAGAAATACCACTTGATCCAGATGCTATGCCTCCAACACCAAAGGGAGGAGCCTTACATGAGTTTGGTGAAAACTACGTTATTGCCTGGTCGCGGCTCACGGACCGTAATGCAACCATACCCGTAGAAAAAACAGGATCAGGTATTCAATTAGCAGCTGACCTTGCTAGTCTTCGAACAATTAGAAAGAATCAAAAGAAACTGACTAATCAAATAAAAGGATTAGAAACTGCTGCTTATCTAAAAATAAAAAGGCAAATGGATGCCGAAGGAGGTATTACAATACCATCTATTGATGAGGTTACGGATGACGTAATTAGAGATGTAGTGGAAACTAGAAGAGCCGAGCTCATTGCAGCAGATGAACCTTTGTTTAACCAAATACAACAATTTAAAACTAAACTACAAAATGATTTAGTTAGAATGCAAGAGCTAGAAGCTGCAACAGAAGGTGGAGGTAAAACAATTGTTACCTTTGCAGATGAAATACAATCAGATGTATTACAAAACGCAAAACGATTTGAAGAAAATTTACTAGAACAAATAGGTAAACTTTTAGATGACACACCTGCTAGTAGAAGATTAGCTATAGAACAGGCAGATTACAATAATCCAATTCGTGGTGTAAATCCTGAAGTAGTAGAGTTTTACACAGCAAATAAAACTGTGTTCAGACCAATATTCAAAACAGCAGCGGAGATGGATCAATTTATAAAAGTGTTTCAACAAAACAAAAAAGTGTTTGAAGATTTAGCAGCAGCGGGAACAAGGCCTGATGGCGAGTTAGTGGCTAAATCACAAGAGGCTTTAAAAGTAGAGAAACAAATGTTGGAACAATTACAAACAGCAATCAGTGAAAACGCCATGGCACAATTGTATCCTAACGTGCCTTTCAAAAACAGATCAGAATGGGGAGAGGCTATAATTAAGAGAGATTTAGCTGCAGCAGCTCAAAGATTGTTTGTGGACAAAGCTGATAATGCAGCACAATGGTATGCAATATCTCCAGCTAAATTTATAAAAGAAAGATATCCTGGTGCTGGTTTAAATAAAGGAGGCACAAATACGCCTATTGCAGAAAGAAAAGCAGCGAAGGAAAGAGGTGAGGAGTTAAAAGGGATAGGTGTGGAAGAGTTTTACGGAGGACCAGATAGTGTTGATCCTAACGGAAAACACTACACGTCAGTTCTTGAAAAAGCTTTACAACGTGCAGCAAAAGAGAATAATTCAGAATTTAAAATAATAAAAGTAGAGGGTATAGGCGATGCTTATGCTATTAAAATTACACCAGAAATGTTATTACCACATAAAACTCATAGAAAAAAAGGAGGAGTGGTGTATACTCCAGACATAATTGATATATTTGAGGTAGCATAATGGCAGTTGATAAACCTATTGGATTTACTCCAGACCCGCCTCCGTTTCCTGAAGAAACGGAACAAATGGCACAAAACGTCGTTGATATACAAGTTGAAGAAGCAAATCCTAATGTTGAAATAATGGAAGATGGCTCAGCTGTAATCGGGGAACAAGAATCATTAATACCTACAACATTTGATATGAACTTAGCTGAAGTTCTTGAAGAAGATAAATTACAAGTAATAGCAAATGATCTACGAGATGCTTTTGAAGAAGATAAAGCGTCAAGACAAGACTGGGAAGAAACATATAAAAAAGGTTTAGACCTACTTGGTTTTAAATATCAGGAGAGATCACAGCCTTTTCAAGGTGCTAGTTCTGTAACACATCCAATGTTATCTGAAGCGGTAACACAGTTTCAAGCACAAGCTTACAAAGAATTATTACCACCTGGAGGACCAGTAAGCACACAAATTATTGGTCAAATAGATCCAATAAAAGAAGAAAGAGCACAGCGTGTAAAAGAGTTCATGAACTATCAGATCACTTATGAGATGGAAGAGTATGATCCTGATTTAGATTCTTTACTATTTTATCTACCTTTGTCTGGTTCTGCTTTTAAAAAAGTTTATTTTGATGAAGGATTAGGAAGACCTGTTTCTAAATTTGTTCCTAGTGATGACTTGTATGTCCCATATCAAACAACAGACTTTCCTTCTTGTGAAAGAATAACTCACGTTGTTAGAAGAACAGAGAACGAAATTAGAAAATTACAGGTGTCTGGTATGTACAGAGATGTCGATATAAAAACATCCGATAATCAAACACAACTACAAGAAAAAGAAGGACAAATATCAGGAGTAAAAAAATCCTATCAAGATAATTTATACGAGCTTTTAGAAATGCACGTTGACTTAAACATAGAGGGTATTGATAGTGAGGATGGAATAAAAGTACCATACATTGTTACAATAGATGAAGGCTCTGGAAAAGTTTTATCTATATACAGAAACTATAGAGAAGATGATCCTGGAAGAGCAAGAACACAATATTTTGTTCATTATAAATTTTTACCTGGTTTTAGTTTTTATGGTTTTGGTTTGGTGCACATGCTTGGTGGTTTATCAAGAACTGCAACAGCAGCATTAAGACAATTACTAGATGCAGGTACATTATCAAATTTACCTGCAGGATTTAAGGCTAGAGGTTTAAGAGTTGCAGATGATGACAATCCTTTACAACCAGGTGAGTTTAGAGATGTAGATGCACCAGGAGGAAGTTTAAGAGAAGGTTTATTACCATTGCCTTACAAAGAACCAAGTGGAACATTATTTCAATTATTAGGTTTTTGTGTAGAAGCAGGAACAAGATTTGCAGCGATAGCTGATCAAAAGATTGGTGATAGTGTAGCAGCGAACGCACCTGTCGGAACAACAATGGCTCTTATGGAGCGTGGTGCAAGAGTCATGTCTGCTATTCATAAAAGATTACACTACGCACAAAAGATAGAGTTTAAATTATTAGCAAAACTTTTTGCTGATGCTTTACCACCAGCTTATCCGTACGAAGTCGGTGTTAATGCAACACCTAGTTTAAAAGCAGAGGACTTTGGACCAGAGATAGATATTATACCTGTTTCAGATCCTAACATTTTTTCTATGGCTCAACGTGTTACGTTGGCACAAACGCAATTACAACTTGCACAATCAGACCCAGCTTCTCACAATATGTATGAAGCATATAGAAGAATGTATCAAGCATTAGGGGTAAAAGATATTGATGTTATACTACCAGCACCATCTGAACCGCAACCAGCAGACCCAGCTGTAGAAAATGCTAATGCTTTACGTAATGCTGGCTTGATAGCTTTTAGAGGTCAAAATCATTTAGCACACATGGATGCACATAGAGCATTTATGTCATCATTTTTAGTAAAAGGTAATCCACCTACTATGGCGATATTACAATCTCACATTGTAGAACATATTGGATTACAAGCTAGAGAGGAAGTTGAAGAAGAAATGAGACAAGTTATAGAGCAAAAAGCACTAGAATTTGGTGGTCAATTACCTCCAGAAGCACAACAAGCTATACAAGAGCAGATAGAACAACAAGTTGCAGAAAAAATAAGCTCTATGATTGAAGAAATGGTTGGTGAAGAGCAAGAAATACTAGCTGAAGAAGGCCAAGATCCGTTAATTTCATTAAAAGCACAAGAATTACAGTTAAAAGCACAAGACATACAACGAAAAGCTATGGATGATGAGTCAAGAAGAAGTTTAGATAAGGCAAAATTAAATCAAAATGCAAAATTAACGCAAGATAAGATAGACTCACAAGAAGATATTGCGCAACTTCGTGCAAATGTTAACCTTTCTAAGCAAAAACAGTGAAGAAAAGCGAAAAAAAAGTTTCAAAAGTGATGCGAGAGTTTAAAAAAGGCAAATTAAACATTGGCGGATCGAAAAAAAAGGTTAAATCTAGAAAGCAAGCAATTGCAATTGCATTAAACAAGGCAGGAATATCTAAAAATGGAAAACGCAGAAGCAAAACTAGCTAGTTTTTACGAGAAGCTAATTATCATAGCAAAAAAAACTGGAAAAACACCAGAGGATAGTGTACTTTTAGCTGGTGCTATGATGGCGTGTGCAAAAATGATTTATTACGAACATTTATCACCCCAAGAAGCAAAAGATTTGGAAACTCATAACAGTTATGATATTCTAGAACTTATTAAACCAACTATACATTGAGGTAGATATGCCAGGATTAAAACAAGCAACTGAAAAATTAAAAGCACAGGGTTTAAAAAAAGGTGGTTTTCCTGATCTTAGCGGTGATGGCAAAATTACAAAAAAAGATGTCTTAATGGGTAGAGGTGTCATTAAAAGAAAAGCTGGTGGACTTGCAGGTAGACTAGCTCAACGTGGTTACGGAAAGGCAAGAGCATGAACTTTAAGAAAACAAAAGTAGAAGTGGTAAAACAAAAAAACCCTTTTCCTAATATAAAAGTTTCATCTGATGCTGCTATTGTTTACTCACCTTTTGTTGTAAAACAAAACAAAGGTAGTGGCCCACAAGGGCAGACTAGCAAAGCACAGATCAAAAAAGTTGCTTTCAAGGGCGTAAAGTAATAAAACCCTATCAACAAAGGAGGATTGTATGAAACTAGTACAAGATCTATGGGCACACTTAAAAGAGTGGTCTGACTGGAGTATGAAAGACTGGATTAAAGCTGCGATTGTAGCAATAATCGTTATCATAATTATAGGAGCAATATAGAATTTCATGTGGCAACTATTAGCTAAACCTTTACTTGGCGTCGTCGCTGATGGCGTCAAGGGTTTTGTAGAAACGAAGAAAGCAAAACAAGAATTAAAATTAACTGAAATAAAAGCAACTCAGAAACTCAAAGAAGATCAAATTGCGGGTAAAGTTGCATGGGAGCAAAGTGCAGTTGATCAGATGAAGGGGAGCTGGAAAGACGAGGTAGCTTTAATTGTTCTACTACTTCCAGCAGTTTTAGTATTCACGCCTTTACAAGAACACGTTCATCAAGGGTTTATCGCTTTACAAGATTTACCGTCGTATTATCATAATTTGTTGTACATTGCGATTTCTGCGAGCTTCGGCATAAAGGCAGGATCCAGTGCTATAGGCATGTTTAAGAAAAAATGAAAAAGGCACAAAAGAAAAAAGTAAAAAAAGTAATTAAAAGTTTAAAAAAAGCATCAAAGGCTCATGCTGGACAAGCAAAGACTTTGCAGGGTGTGATTAAAAAAAGGTACAAAATAGCGTGAGTTACGAAGAATTATCCAAATCAGTAAAATTAAGTGAAGGTTTTAGAAACAAAATTTATCAAGATACCGAAGGATTCGATACCATCGGGTGGGGTCATAAAGTTGTCCCAGCAGATAATTTTGTTGCTAATAAAGAATACACCGAAGAAGAATTACAAACAGTATTTGATAAAGATTTAAGCATCTCTCTATCCTCT